ATAATCGCTGGCCGGCGACCGGGACGCTGCGACGGCTCCTCACGGCGCAGCGTCCCACCTTCGGCCACTGGGAGGAGCCAGTGAAATTCGACACGAGACTGGGCCGCAAGTTCAACGAGCTTGCCGCCGAACGCATGACCGTCATCACGCACAACGTGATGAACGGCACGATGACCGAGCGTGAGTACGCTCGCGAAACCGGGCGCTTCCAAGGCCTCCGCGAGGCGCTCGACATCTACGAGGAAGCGGAGGCAATCACCAAAGGCGCAGAGAGGAGCTGACATGCCGCAGATGGCTATGAAACACGAGGTCGACCCGAAGAAGGAACTGCTCGCCACGCTTGGCGACACGTCCGGTGTCGACGTCTTCAACAACGCGGTTCTGGTCGCGATCTACGTGCGGCCCAACCGGACCAAGTCAGGTATCTACCTGACGGACAACTACACTTCCGAGGACCGCATTCAGGGCAAGGCGGGCCTTGTCGTGAAGAAGGGCCCGAAGGCCTTCGTCGACGCCCGTGGGGAGTGGTTCGTCGACGCCAACATCAATGAAGGTGACTGGGTCATCTTCAGGCCCAGCGATGGCTGGGCGATCAACGTCAACGGCGTCGCCTGCAGACTGATCGACGACACGGCGATCAGGGGCAAGGTCGACCAGCCCGACCGAGTGTGGTGAGGGAACATGAGCACTGAAAACGAAGAGATCGTCATCGAAGAAGAGGCAGCAGCGCCGAAGGAAGTCACGCTCGAAGAAGGCGTCGACGAGCTGAAGCAGCGGCTGGCGGCGGCCGAGGCCCGCGCCAAGGCCGCCGAGGAGGCGCGTCATCAGGCTGAGATTGAGGCGCATTCGGCGAAAGGCACGGTGCAGGAAACCAACCTGCAGCTCGTGACCAACGCCATCGACACGCTGCGCCAGAGCAACGAGATCGCCAAGGCCAACTACAAGGCGGCCATGTCGAACGGCGACTACGACGCCGCCGCAGGTTATCAGGAAGACATGGCGAACCACGCCGCCAAGCTCCTGCAGCTCGAGCAGGGCAAGCAGGCGCTGGAGAGCACGCCGGCGCCCGTCATGCCGGTGTCACGACCCACGGATCCCGTCGAGGCGTTTGCCTCGCGGCTTTCGCCGCGCTCGGCTGACTGGGTGCGGAAGAACCCGCAGTTCGTGACCGATCCGCGCCTGAACCAAAAGATGATCGCGGCGCACAATCTGGCCGTGGCCGACGGCCACGCCGCCGACAGCGACGAGTACTTCGAGGCTGTCGAGGGTGTGCTGGGGGTCCGCAAGGCCCCCGCGAACGACGAGGCGTTGTCGACGGCCGCGAGGCGTTCCACACCGCCGCCCGCCGCGCCGGTATCCCGCGAGACGCGGGGCGGCAACGTGGTGCGCCTCTCTGGCGAGGAGCGCGAGATGGCCGCGATGATGAAGATGACCCCCGAGGAGTACGCGAAGAACAAGGTCGCGCTCAAGAAGGAAGGACGGTTGAACTGATGGACACGCTGCCCCAGACCGCAGGCCGCCGCCGCCGCGCGCGCCGCCCCGAAGAGACGGAAGAGACGGTCCTCGACACGTCTCCACGCCCCGACATGCGGCCCCCGCTGCGTGACGACGACCCCCGCGCCGCCGCCGCACGACGCGAGGCTGAGATCCTTGGCCACCTTGGAGACATGAACGAGGGGACGGACGAGTTCTACTTCTCCCCCGATCAGGTCCCTGACGGGTGGACCTATGAGTGGAAGCGCCGCACGATCATGGGGCAGGAGGATCCTGCCTATCAGGTCGCGCTCGCACGCACCGGCTGGGAGCCGGTGCCCGCACGTCGCCACCCGGAGATGATGCCCGTCCACTGGAAGGGCGACAGCATCGAGCGCAAGGGCATGGTCCTGATGCAGCGCCCGAAGGCGATCACGGATCGCATCGAAGAGATGGACCGACACCGCGCGCGCAACCAGATCAGGGCGAAGGAGCAGCAGCTCAACGCGGCGCCGCCGGGCACGATGGAATCGGAGTTTTCCGACGCGCGCACGCGCCCCGTCATCAAGAAGAGCTTCGAGGCGATCCCGATCCCGAAAGACGCATAAGGGTCCGTCTCTCAGTCTGAGGGGGCCTTCGGGCCCCCTTTTTCTTGACATCTTGTCAAGTTGAAGCCTCTAGCCGTCTTGGCGCATTATACGTCCTGCCTCCTCGGTGTGAGGCTTCAATTTTCACGGCTCTTGCGACGTCTCGGGACGCCTGCGGACCTTCCTTCACAAAGGAGTTTCCGACATGGCGAATACGAACGCGCCTTTCGGTTTCCGTCAGTACTACGGCGGCTCTGGTGGCGCCCCCACCTTTGCCCAGTCGACCCGCCTGATCGCGTCCACCAACAGCACTCCGATCTACTCGGGCGACCCGGTCATGCCGGTCGTCTCCACCGCCAACGGCTACATCACGCAGGCGACTGCGGGCACCACCACGCTCGCCGGCATCTTCGTCGGCTGCAAGTACCTCTCGGTGTCGCAGAAGCGCACCGTGTGGAACAGCTACTGGCCCGGCAGCGACGCCAGCGGCGACATCGAGGCGTACATCATCGACGACCCGAGTTCGCAGTTTGTCGTCATGGGTAACAGCACGACCTTCAATATCACGGGCTCGCTGACCACGTTCACCAGCTCGAAGGTCGGCCAGTACGCTCAGTTCGCCACCGGCACGGGCGACGCAAACACCGGCCAGTCCGGCGCGTACCTGAACAGCGTGGGCACCACGGTGACCTTCCCGTTCATTGTACGCGGCCTGATCGTCTCCCCGCCGGGCGCCGACGGCGCTGACCCGACTACGGCCTACAACGAGGTCATCGTCGGCTTCAACAACGAGTGGCTGCGCTCGAATGGCGCCGGCCCGACCGGCATCAGCTAAGGAGTAATGACCAATGGCTGTTAATCTTTCCGCCATCAAGGACTTGCTCCTCCCCGGCCTGCGTGGCGTCGAGGGCAAGTACGAGATGATCCCGTCTCAGTACGACAAGATCTTCACCAAGCACGATTCGAAGATGGCTCTCGAACGCACCGCCGAGATGCGGTACCTCGGGCTCGCCCAGCTGAAGACCGAAGGCGGCCAGACTGCCTTCGACAACGCCGCCGGCGAACGCTTCGTCTACAATCAGGAGCACACGGAAATCGCTCTTGGCTACGCGATCACTCGCAAGGCCATCGACGACAACCTGTACAAGACGCAGTTCCACCCGTCGAACCTCGGTCTGATCGAGAGCTTCCAGCAGACCAAGGAAATCTACGGCGCGAACATCCTGAACACGGCGACCACCTACAACGCCTCCATCGGCGGTGACGGCAAGGCGCTCTGCGCCACCGACCATCCCATCGACGGCGGCACGGTGGCCAACAAGCCGGCGGTTCAGGTCGACTTGAACGAGGCGTCGCTGCTGAACTCGATGATCTCGGTTCGAACGAACTTCAAGGATCAGGCAGGCCTCAAGGTCTTCGCCCGCGCCCGGAAGCTCGTCGTGCCGCCGCAGCTTGAACCGGTCGCCATCCGACTGACCAAGACCGAGCTGCGCCCCGGCACGGCCGACAACGACGTGAACGCGATCATGTCGACCGCGGGCGGCCTGCCCGAGGGCTACATGGTCAACGACTTCCTCACGTCGGCCTACGCGTGGTTCCTGATGACCAACATCGACGGGCTCTCCTACATGGAGCGCATCAAGTTTGAGACGGACATGCAGGTCGACTTCGTCACCGACAACCTGTTGGTGAAGGGCTACGAACGGTACTCGTTCGGCTACTACAACTTCCGCTCGATCTATGGATCGTTCCCGACCTCGTAACAGGTCAACGCCGGGTGCCTGACGGCATCCGGCGTTAAATCATAGAAGGGACTACCATGGCAGCTACGCATCTTTCGGGCCCGCTCATCACCGGCGATCTTCAGAGGGGCGAAACCGACGGACCCAATCGGGGATACGTTACGCTCGTTCAGTCTACGTCGCTGACGCAGAACAGCACGACCGCCGTGTCCTCCACGCTCTACATCCCCGCCGGGTCGATCATTCTGGACTTCTACGTTGACGTCCTGACGGCTTTCAATTCGGCCACCTCCGCGACCTTGACTGTCGGCATCGCGGCCGCCGGCACGGAATATGTCAGCGGTGTCAACGTGAAGGCCGCCACCGGCCGGATTGCCCCGACGTTCACTGCAGCGCAGCTTGCTGCGATGTCCAACCAGACGGTTCTTGGGGTTGCGGCTCCGACGACCGCCCCGCTCGTTATCACCATCACCCCCGTGGGCGCTACTTCGGCCGGATACGTCAACGTCTCCGTTCAGTACGTGCAGCTCACGTCGACCAACTAAGGAGACTTCACATGAAGGCTCGTCATCGCAAGAACCGTGAAGAAGGCGGCGTGGTTACCGCCGACGTCAGCCCGCCGTCGCGCACGGCTGACGCAGAACCGATCCTGTCGGCGGTTCGCGACCGCAAGCGCGGCGGCAAGACCGTGAAGATGCAGGGCAAGATGTCCAAGCTCAACGCCGGCCGCATGCCTCGCAAGAGCGGCGGTCGCACGGGCTCGAACATGAACCCGCTCTCCTCGGCTCATAGCGGTACCCCCGCTCGGGGCCGCGGTAGCAAGCAGAGCAGCTGCTGACCTACGGCGGGGGCCTCGGCCCCCGTCCTCTTTTTCGAGGTGCCTGATGGCCCGCACACCGGCATGGCAGCGTCGCGAGGGAAAGAACCCGTCAGGCGGCTTGAACGCCACCGGCCGGGCGTCTCTGCGCGCCACCGGATACAACATCAAGCCGCCCGTCACCGCGGAGCAGGCCAAGGGTAGCCCGGCGTCCGCCGCGCGCCGCGACAGCTTCCGCGCCCGCATGTGCGGGATGAAGGAAAAGCTGACATCCTCAAAAACCGCCCACGATCCAAACAGCCGCATCAACCTTGCGCTGAAGAAGTGGGACGTGAAATGCTAGGAGCCCTGTAGATGCGCCCGATTACTGTCACCGCAGGCCCGCTGGCCGCCGCCGATGCCGACGGCATCGCGCAGGCCCAGAACCCCGCCTCCACCTTCACGTTGAACGGGGCCCTCGTCTCGGGCGGCGTCGCCTTGCTGGGTGCGCCGCGGCGTGTGCTGATCACCACGACCGGCAACGAGACGGGTGTCACCTTCACGGTGACGGGCACGAACCTCGCAGGCGACGTGCTCACCGAGGCCTTGGCCGGCGTCAACAACACGACGACCTACACCGCCCTCGACTTCTATACGGTCACCTCCGTCACCAACAGCGCGGCGCTGACTGGCAACGTCACCATCGGCACCAACGGCGTCGGCGGATCCCCGTGGGTCCGCATCGACGACTACGGGGCCTCCTACATCTCTGTGCAGGCCCGCGTCTCGGGCACCGTCAACTACACCCTGCAGCAGACGCTCGAAGATCCGAACGGTCCGGTGTCGCCTGTCTCGCCTGCCAACGTGCTGTGGCAGAATATAAATGATTCTGGTGCCGTCGCCGCGACCACCAGCGTCGAGACGAACTACATGTTCGCCCCGACGTGGTGCCGCGTCCTGCTCAACAGCCAGACCAACCCGGGCTACGTGACGGTGACGTATCTCCAGTCGGGAACGCCTTGATGAGCAACTGGACGCGAACCAACCCCGCCGCCGCCGGGACATCCGGCACGCCTAGTTCGGAGGTCTACTCGGTTCAGGCTCCTTCTGATGGTGCCACCCTCACCAAGGCGGCAGTCACGATGACGGGCGCGTCTGGTGTACTGGTGGCTGCTTCGGCTACACGCACCATCGTGATCGTAAGCAACGCTGCAGCCAATGCCGCTGCGGCCATCGACCCCACGGGAGGCACGGCGGTCCTCACGGCGGGCATCGCCCTTGCGGCGGGTCAGACGCTCGAAATCACTGGCAAGGCGGCGCAGTCGGCCATGACCCAGATTGGGACCAACGCGCAGGTTCTTACCGTCTACACGGGAGACTAGCATGGTTGTCAGGCTTTCTAGCGGCGGCAGCGGCGGCGTCACGGGAACTATTCCTGTAGCCAGCGGCGGCACGGGACAGACGACGGCAAACGCCGCATTCAATGCACTTGCGCCTTCTCAGACCAGCCAAAGCTCAAAGTTCTTGACGACGGACGGCACCAACACCAGTTGGGCGTCACCTACCGCCGCCGCCGCGTCTATCACCATTGGTACGACCACCGTAATTAGCGGAACTTCCGGCTACATCCTGTACAACAATGCTGGAACGCTGGGTAACCTTACTCCGACAGGCACGGGGTCGGTGGTGCTGTCTACGTCACCGACGTTAGTGACGCCTTTGCTCGGCACTCCTACGAGTGTCACGCTGACGAACGCCACCGGCCTGCCGATCTCGACAGGCGTCTCTGGCCTCGGCACTGGTGTCGCTACCGCGCTCGCAATCAACGTCGGCTCCGCTGGTTCTCCGGTAGTCAATGGCGGCGCTCTCGGGACACCCAGTTCTGGTACCCTGTCCAACGCCACCGGCTTGCCTCTCACTACTGGCGTCACGGGCAATCTGCCCGTCACGAATCTAAACAGCGGCACGTCTGCGTCCGCCTCCACGTTCTGGCGCGGCGATGGAACTTGGGCGTCACCTACCGCCGCCGCCGCGTCTATCACCATTGGTACGACCACCGTAAGTAGCGGAACTTCCGGCTACATCCTGTACAACAATGCTGGAGTGTTAGGAAATCTTGCTACCACTGGCACGGGGTCGGTGGTGTTGAGCGCAAACCCGACGCTGACGGGTACTTTGACCGCAGCAGCAGGAACCTTCTCTTCGACACTAGGTGTCGCTTCTGCTGCTGCTTCTGCCTTTGCGGTCGGCCTCAACGGCGCGACTAATCCTGCATTCTCGGTTGACGCCTCCACCGCTTCACAGGCTGCTGGCCTCAACGTCCTCGGCGGCACCACGACGGGCGCGGTGGCTGTTCGTATCTTGTCATCGGGTGCGAACAACGACCTCACGATTGACGCCAAAGGTTCCGGTACGATCTCCGTCGGGGCGACGTCCACGGGCGCAATTACGCTCGCTCGCGCCACGTCTGTCACTGGCGCGATAACTGGCACGTCGGCGTCGGCTTCCGCTCTGGCAATCGGCCTCAACGGCGCGACTAATCCGGCCTTTTCGGTTGATGCTTCCGTAGCTTCGCAGGCCGCTGGCATCAACGTCCGAGGCGGCACCACGTCAGGCTCGGTGGCTGTTCGTATCCTGTCCTCTGGAACCAACAACAACCTGACCATCGACGCCAAAGGCTCCGGCACCATTACGCTGGGCGACACCTCGACTGGCGCAATCTCGCTTAACCGCTTGGTGACAGCATCGGCCGGAGTGATGGCGGTTGGGGAAGTTTCCGGCCTCAACATGCGTGCCGATGCAGCCGGTGAGATTTACTGGCTGGGTCGCTCGCACCTGCTCTCTGCCGCTGACGGGCGTATCAATCTTACAGCCAACTCTGGCTCGACGTTCTCCCGCCTGTCGTTCGGGACGGAGGTGGTTGGAAACCCTGCAATTGTTCCCAGCGGCACGACGATCCAGTTCAGGACCGCCACCAACAGCGCAGACACGCCGATCACGGTGTCAACGATCACCACCACAGGTGGCGGTGCGTTTGGCATCACAGTTGCCAACGTGGTGTCGCCCACTTCGCCAAATCGCACGATCACCATTACGCTGGCAGGCACAACCTATTATCTTGCGGCCAAGACAACCAACGACTAGGAGTCGACATGGCTATCCAAAAATCCATCACATCTGTTTACGGCGTCGCGGCAACCTACTGGCGGATCGTTTCTTACACGGTTGACATGCAGGCCAACGCGGTAGATGTGACGCTTCACGGCTATCCCAGCAAGAGCGAACGCGATGCCGAGAAGTCGCCACTTTCAGCCGCCAACTACTCGTTTGTGTTTGACGACAACGATGTTTCACGCGCCTCGCTCTATGATCTCGTCAAGGCAAACAGCGAGTTCACTGGCTCCGCTGACGTATAGGATTCACCGTGACCAACGAAGACGCGCTGAAAATCATCACCCAGCTCGCCAACGAAGTGCCGCTGAAAGGCGGTGACGCAGACCTGCGGATCGAGGCGCTGAAGTTGATTGCCGCTGCTCTTTCGAGGGCTGATGCTTCCCCGATACTGGTTGACTGATGAGTAACTGGTCCCGCAGAAATCCGTTCGATGCTTCGAGCGCCAACCCCCTGCCGACTACCTTGTACGGCGTGCTGGAGAATGGCTCCTACATACCAACCGCCGTCACTCCGGACAGTGATGTCATCTGGGCGGATATGGTCTCTGAAGCAAGCGATCTGAGCAGGCCTTTTGACGATCACGAGATTACCCTCCAGCTGGGTGGTGTGATCTGCCTCTGCGTCCGGTCGGCTCCTTGAACATCCGCGAGGACCAATGACCACCAGCGGGACATACACCTTCAACCCCGGCCTCGGAGAGTTGACGCTCTACGCCTTCAACCTCTGCCAGATCAGGCCGACGTCGCTCGTGCAGGAGCACATGCAGAGCGCCCGCATGGCGACGAACATGATGCTGGCTTCGTGGGCGAACCAAGGCGTCAACCTGTGGGCCGTTGACCTTGTGACGACCCCCGTGACGCAGGGCGTCTCGACGTATGCCGTCGACGCCAACACGGTGATGATCCTCGACGCCTACATGGTGACAACTCAGAGCGGCACCAGCATTGACCGGATCATCATGCCCGTCAGCCGCACGGAATACGCCTCCTATCCGAACAAGGCGCAGCAGGGCTTCCCGACAGTCTTCTGGTTCGACCGCCTGATCAGCCCGACGGTCACGCTCTGGCCGGTGCCGGACGGATCCAGCACGTCGACGCTCAAGTACTATCGTGTCCGCCGGATACAGGACGCGGAGTTCTCAAGCGGCCAGACTGTCGAGATCCCCTATCTGTGGCTTGAGGCCTTCGCTGACGGCCTCGCCTACCGGCTTGCAAAAGTGTGGAACCCGCAGATCGCGCAAGGCCTCAAGGCGGTCGCCGATGAGACCTACAAGATCGCAGCGGATCAGAACATCGAGCAGGCTTCGCAATTCATTTCGCCGCAGATTGCCGGCTACTACCGGCCGTGAGGTGAAAAATGGGATACGCATCACGGTCAGGTAGAGCGAGGACCAGCCCCTCAAACCCGCAAGCTCACGCAATTTGTGACCGTTGCGGTTTCCGCTACAACCACGTCAACCTCGCGTGGCAGTTCGATTGGCGCGGCGCGACGCTGCAGAACACGCGCGTTCTCGTCTGCCGCAAGTGCAATGACGACCAGCAGCAGCAGCTTCGCTCCATCGTAATCCCTGCGGATCCGGTGCCGATCATGAACCCCCGCGTTCAAGACTTCGTCGCCGCCTCCACGACGCAACGCACGACCAGCGGGCAGGACACCGTCGACTTCTGGACGGGTATTCCGATCCCCGGCAACGACGGGCGCATCACGCAGAACAACGACACCCGGGTGACGCAGCAGACGGGCGCCGCGCCGGGGAGCCTCAATCAGCAGCCGGGTACCGACCCCAACGCGCCGGGTAATGATGATCCGGGGCTGCCGTACAACAACACCGACGTTCCCGAGACAGGGCCTCTTACATGAGCAATATTCAGATTCCGAACCTGCCGGTCGCTATCGCGCTGAGCGGATCGGAACAGTTTGAGGCCGTGCAGGCTGGTACGTCGGTCAGGGTCACTGCTACTCAGATTCAAACGTACCTCAATCTCAGTCTAACGGTCGGCGGAACCGGGATTTCCGGCGGCAACACTGGGAGCCTCCTGTACGACAACGGAGGCTTCCTCGGCGAACTTTCCTTCGGTATCGTCACATCCAAAACGGCAAACTACACCATCTTGGCCGCTGATAATTACAAAGATTTCGACAATAGCGGCGCTGCTGGTCAAGTTACGTTCACGCTCCCCGCCGCGACGGTCGGGCTTGCTTACGGGTTTGCCGTCATGGAAGCCCAGAACCTTGTGATAGGTGCCCCCGGCGGGGTCACGCTTTACCTTGGGGATCTGGCAACGTCCGCAGGGGGAGCTATCACCGCCAACACGGTTGGGTCGTACCTTTTCATCAAGTGCCGCTCAGCTACTGAGTGGTTTGCTCAATCCTCTATGGGATCGTGGACGCCGTCATGAAAAAATGTATTTTTCTTCTGTTCGCTCTTATCGCGCCGGCCCCCGTCTCGAGCCAGACGCAGACACAGTACTACACCGTGCCGTCCATCGCCGCGCTCAAGGCGATGACGACTTCACGCCCTCAAGTCGTGCAGGTCAATGGCGCGAATCCCGGCATTTTCAATCTAACGAGCGGAGCCTGTTCTGCCGCGGATGACATCTATCAAGTGCAACCGACCAGCGGCACTACCGTCTGCTACACACGTCTGGCGACCCCGTATTTTGTTGGTAACTCGCCCACCTTTACGGGGACCGTCACGTCGGGCGCGACCACCGTGCTCAAAACCATCGTCGAGACGGTGTCGGCGGTGTCTATCACCGCCAACGTACTGACCATCGACCTCAGCAGTGGTGCCACGGTCTATACGACTTCGTCGAATGCAAACATCACGACGTTCACGATCTCCAACGTCCCGGCAGGCGCGACGGCGTTCACGTTGGTGATGACGGGCAACGGCACCACTTACACGCAGACGTGGGGGGCCACGGTGTTTTGGCCCAACGGCGCGCCGCCTTCACTTACGACGACGATAGACCAACGGGACGTGCTTACATTCATCACGACTGACGGCGGGACAAGCTGGTTGGCCTCCATTACGCAGAACTTCTAAAGGTGCTGTAATGTCTTATCGTATTCTGCTGGTACTGCTCGCGGGTCTTTCCATGTTCGGCGGCGCGGTCCACAGCCAGTCTATCGGCGTGGCCAGAGCGAACGACTTCAACCAAGGAAACCAGTCCTCCCCGCTTGCCCAAATCAAGATCACAGGCGGCCTGTTGATCGACTACGTAAACAACGAGTTTGGCTACCAAGACCCGACGACAATCGGGTCGTATACAAACTACGGCAGCTTCTCGGCAATGTTCACGGCACTGTCGGGCGTCGTCACGTCGAGCGCAAAGTGGATATACGACGCCACCGGGACGCTTGTTGAGATTCCCGCGAATACCGTGGCGCAGCCGTGCTACGGGGGCGACGGCGAACTGCGGGGCATCTGCTGGGAGAACGCCGTGACCAACGCTCTGCTTCAGAGCGCCACGTTCACCAGCGCCACTTGGACGAAGACCAACGTGACCGCCACCGCCGCCGCGCGCACCGCGCCGACCGGGACGTTGGTCGCCTCGACGCTGACGGAGAACGGCGCTGCCGGTAACCACCAGATCATCCAGAGCATTACCAAGGCAGCCAGCGCGCTGACCTACACGGCAAGCTGCTGGTTCGCGCCGGGGGCAGGCGACCGCGTCCCATATGTCTATGTAGACGACAACGCGGGCAATGGTGCCTACGCAATCTTCAACTTTGACTACACGAGCGACCTTCTACCCACACCAGTTGGAGTTGGCACTTCCTTCACCACTCTTGCCGCCCACCTTCAGGCTGGCGGCCTCGTTGCGGCGGACAGGACATCGCCTTACGGCTACGTGCGCGTTGGATTGACGTTCACGACCAACACGGCGACCACGTTGCGTGTGGCTTTTGGCCTGTCTGACGGCACGAACCTTAGCTACACGGGCGACAACACGTCGTCGCTGGCGATCTGGGGCTGTCAGGCGCAGCAGAACACAGTCGGATCGGTGCAAACCTCGACGGTCATGTCGTCCTACGTCCCGACCACGACGGTCGCCGTCGCGCGCACCATCGACAAGATTAGTATGACCATACCGACGAACCTCCAGACCCGCTCGGCGTACTCGTTTCTTGCGGACTGGCGGCTGCCGGATGCCGCGCAGAACGTAAGCAACGTGTTCATGGCGATGGAGAACGCCGCCAACACCAAGCGCATCACGCTCGTGCAGAACAACGTGAACGTCGCCAACACATTCAGCTTGCAGTTGGTGGACAGCAGCACGGCCTCCGTTACTACGGGCGGACCTCTCTCTACCTTTAACCAAGGTTTCGGCATCGCGGCGATTGCCAAGCCCGGAGCCAACTGGATTCGCAATACAGGGCAGTCGACAAAAACAAGCACGTCAGCGACGTTCCCTTCAGACCCCCTGACGATCCTGCAACTGGCAAGCTACAGCACAGGAGCCACGCTCACCTCCAACAGCGCGCTCACGCAGCTTGCCATATTCGCAGATGCCCTCTCGACGCAGATTATGACCAATCTGCTGTTCCCCCTACCCCCCTATAATCCTGACGCCAACTTCCCACCGAATTACTTTACGCAGGCGATGCTCAGTAGTGTGTACCCCGGCTGGGAAGTGTGGCGATCCGCGCGACTTCCTACGAGCGACGCGGAATCCAACGCCACATACCCTTGGTATCCTGTCACGGCGGTCTATGGGCAGGACCTTCTGACACCAAAATCATCCACCTCAACCACTGCCGCCTTCGCCGCGCTGGCTTGGGGTAATCGGTGTAACCTGTGCCGTGCGACCTTCACGGGGACGGGCGCGGGGACCAACCTGACTGTTACGAGCGTCACAGGAACCATTGTTCCGGGGTACGTTCTGTTTGGAACAGGCACCGTCGCGGGTACGACCATCGTCTCCCAGACGAGCGGCACAGTGGGCGGCGCTGGCGTCTATGTCACCAGCAAGGCCACCACCTCCAGCGCAGCGTCACTGTCGGCGGGCGGCCCAGCCAACATGAAGCCTAACTCAGCCGCAGGCACGGTGTTTTTTACAAGCAACGGCAATCAGGCGCGCGTCAATTTTACCACCTACGACAAAGCCGACGCGGCGATGTATGCCCAGCTTCTCTACATGAACGGCTACCCCGCGCATGCGAGCGGAGCCTGCCCTGCGGGGTCCACCGTGGGGTCGTTCACGGGAACCGGTTCGGGAACCAACCTGACAGTGACGGCCCTCAACGCTGCCGGGTTCCTGTGGCCGGGGTATATCGTGGCCGGGACAGGTGTACCTGCTGGGACCAAGATCGTCTCGCAGACGAGCGGCACGCCGGGGGGAGAGGGGGTCTACGTTACCGACAATGCAACCACCTCCAGTGGTGACGCATTGTCGGTAACGTCGATCATTCGCTACTGCGGCTACCTTGATGTCACGGCGGCCTACGGCATTCCCGACGCCAATGTCGTTTCCTACACTACGGCCAAAGCCAACCCCGACTTCTATTTTCCCAACACGACGACACAGGCGGGTGTGAGTTACTCTACGGTGGACGATTGGGTATTTCTGCACAACTCCACGCTGGCGGGCGGCACGAACCAGATATGGGGCGTGCTGTGTGATTGTGAAATGTCCGACGGTCGATTGGCCAGCCGCAACACGGCCAACATGATCGAGTTCTCCAACATCACCCGTGCGGCGGGGTATCAGTACGCTGTCGTCTCCAACGGCCTTCTGGGCGCAGGGCAAAGCGGTGGCTTCTGCGGGATCGGGGCCACGCAGAACAACTGCGACATGGGTGCCAATGGCAATCTCAACGCCATCGTTACCAACGTAGATCAGTTCTTTATCTCTGTAAGTTCCCCCGCTCCGACGGGCTATACGTTCGCCACGTCGATGACCAAGTTCTGGAGCATGATAGGCGCTCCGGGCAGTTTCCCGCAGGGGCATGTCATTCTTCAGTTTGTCTTGGGGGCGTGGCCCGCTGGCACCACTGTTCGGAACGCTTCAGAGGCTCGCGCTTTCGCCATTGCGAACAACGTAGGCGGCGTCGTACTTGCTCCGGTGTTTGCCCAGATGGGCGGATCGGCTACGCGATGCACCAACCAGAAGATACAGGTGCTCCTCTTCGGGACCAGCACGTCGCCTATGGACCCCGGATGCCAGCCGTGAGAGGCTGCTCAATCACCTGCGGCGCGGCGGGCCAACCCCATAAATACGCGAGGCCTCAATGAGCAACCGTAGCGACGGTAAACCCCTGTGGTGGGTCCGCCCCATCATCAGCAATGTGATTCACGAAGCCGAAGGTCATATTTTTACAGGCACGGAAACGGAGATGGTGGCGCACATTGGCAAGATGCACCGGGAAACGGGTACGCAGTACGCCGCCGTAAAAGGCTAGCCACGACAAAACGTCAAGATTACCTTCTCAACTGGGTGGTGTATTTTCGACCGTTAACTGTGAGGAGAACATATGCCAGCCGAAACTGAGAACCCGCTTGAACAGTTGATTACTCTGACCTTGGCGGCGGGGGAGGTCAATTATCTTCTGCACGCGCTTGGCCAGCGCCCGTTTGCTGAAGTCGCTGCCCTGATCGGCAAAATCAAGACGCAGGGCGACGCGCAGTTCGTGCCGCCGCAGCCCCTTGAAGCGGCGCCCGGCGCCGCCGCAAACTAGAGCGCTACATGCTTGACGCGCAAACGATGATAAATCTCGGTCTGGCGGCTATTTTGGCTGCTATCGGCTGGTTCGCGCGCCAAGTGTGGGACGCGGTGAAGCTGCTTCAGAAGGATGTCCAAGCCCTCGAAGTTGAAATCCCTAAAACCTACGTCACCAAAGTCGACTTCTCGGACACCATGCGGCGGATCGAAACGATGTTCCAGCGCATATCCGACAAGCTTGACGAGAAGGCCGACAAATGAATGTCGACACGCTTATTGACGATGTTCTTCGCCGTGAGGGCGGGTACGTCAATCACGCCGCCGACCGAGGCGGCCCCACCAACTACGGCATCACGCAGGCCACGCTTTCAAGCTGGCTAAAGCGTCCTGCGACGATTTCCGACGTTATGTCGATGCCCGAGGCGACGGCCCGCGACATTTACAAGGCGAATTACTTCCTAGCCCCCGGCTATGACGCGATCTCTGACGCCGCCTTGCAGGCGTTGATGTTTGATTTTGCCGTCAACTCTGGCCCCGGCGCAGCCACAAAGGCTCTGCAGACGGCGCTGCAGAAGATGGGCCTGTACCCCGGCACCATCGACGGCGCCATCGGCCCGCAAACCCGGCAGGCGCTGCGCGGCGTCACGAACTGGCCCGAACTGTATTTCCGGGTGAAGTGCGAGCGGTATGAATTGTACCTGCGCTTCATCGGCCGCGACTCCTCACAGGCCGTATTTGCCACCGGCTGGGCCAACCGCATGGATGAGTTTCAGGGGGCCGTCTGATGCCGCTTATCCCCATCCTCCTCGCCGGCCTCGGCACCTTCGGCCCCGACATCGTGAAGTGGATCGCGGGGGACAAGGCGGGCGCGGCGGCGCAGATCGCCATGGACAAGGCCAAGGAAATCCTCGGCACCGACGACCCGGCGCAGCTTGAGGAGGCGATCAAGCGCGACCCGAACCTTGCCCTCCAGTACGCCATGGCCCTGCTGTCCGCGAAGACCGAGAGCGAGCGCGTCGCCGCTGAGCGCGAACGCGCGACGCAGCAGGCCGAGATGGAGCAGCTCAGGACCATGCTTGAAGACGTCCAGAGCGCCCGCAGCATGGGCGTCGCCTACGCGGGCACCAAGTCGATGCTGATGTGGGGTGCGCCGATCATCTCGGCGCTGTCCCTCGTGCTGGCCGGCGCGGTCGCCTACCTGATCATGTTCCCCAACGCTTCAGCGGCGAAGTGGACGGAGACGGTCGTGATGATGCTGGCCGGCGCCGCCATCGGCTGGGTCAATCAGGTGCTGAACTACTGGCTCGGCTCCTCCATGGGCAGCCAGCACAAGGATACCATGATGTCCGACCTCAAGGGCATGATCGTGCGTGGGGGTAAACTGTGACAACCGGCCTGACCTACACCACGTTCGTCACCGAACTGGCCAATCTCGCGGTGGTGGACCCGACGGACGTCAACTTCGTCGCCAACCTGCCGCAGTGCATCACCTACGCCGAGAACCGCATCTACCGCGACCTCGACCTGCTCTCGACGGTTACCGCCGCTTCCGGTTTTGCCTGCGCGACAGGAAGCCG